CCATACGCGCCCATGTGTAACACTCTTGCCAATTTTGTTGGCGTTCGTGAAATCTAGCCATCCAAAAGTACGCTTCAGGGCGATAAGGCAAGTAACTGACCGCTTGAAGGATGCAGTTAGAAACTGTGTGCAGTCTGTCGTTCTGCTCCTCAAAGCATTTAGCAAGCTTGAGAAGTGACACATAAACAAGGCTAGGGTGTGAATCCTTGCCGTACTCAGCCGTTCTTAGATAGAACGATACTGCGCTTGCTGTTTGCTTCTCTTTATCGTATGCCTGGGCAACTTGAAAGTTTAATTCAGGGTTGAAAGGGTCATGCGATAAATCAACAATGAGGGCTTCAATAGTCATAGCGCCTCCGCAATCATGTCCTCAACAATAGCGCGAGGAACACGAAGCACAAAAGCGGCATTATCTTGAAAGCCAAAGGAAACAAGTAGATCGCCTTCATACTCAGCAGCCCCTACGCAAAACTCAATCCGACCATCTAGGAAACTAAATGGCTCAGGTGATATGCCGACAAGGTTCAAGTCATCGTCATACACGCAAAGTCTGTGGCGATAAATGCCATCTTTTTGCTGAAGGTAATTTTTAAATAAATCTACTTCGTGAGTGATAGCGATATACACGCTACCCCAACGAATAAGTTGAGAGCCTCCGCGCTGGTCTTTCTCAGGTTGTATGCCCTGTTTAAGAGCTACCTGCTGCGCCATCGTGCCTTCTGCCTTCATAACCTCGATAGGGCTATGCCACTTAACAAAGTGAAAAGGCTTGTTGAGTATCGGCATCCAGTTCTTCTCACAGTATGACTGCGATGGAACTTCTATGCGCTCGCGTGAAATCTCTTTGATAATCCAAGTATCTTTGTCTATGGATACTTTGCTTTTCTCCATGCGACCTACGCCGTTAGTTGTAGTGTCGCGCCTAACGCCTATGAGGTAGTAGTCATCCCAATATACAAGGCGAGCATCTTCTAAACCTACAAACTCCCAAATGGGTTGATGTAGCTCTAGCATCTCAACCTTGGCGCAATCCGTTACTTTAAGATCGCTATTGAGTCTGACCACATAATTTTCAGTAACAAGTCGTTGGTCTTTCTCAGGATGTAGATAAGCAAGTGGCCCCCAACGAGAGGGAAAGCGTTGCTCGTTTTCTGAGTGATAAAGAATGTAATTGACTACTCGAACATTAACAAGAATATCGCCGTCAGGGTCTATAAAGACCGATGGGTTCATCCCGCCAAATGTTCCTGGTATTGCTAAGGGAGCTAACTTGCCACCCTGTCCAACCGCCTTTTGGACTAAATTCATACGCCTACTTTAACAGATTACTTTGTTGTATAAAAGTAATTACGCAAGTGGTGTAGCAGGGGTAGTTGCTTCAGGTAGAGCAGCAAGGGCTGCTTGATTAACCGTAATGGCTGCATCAATGGTAGCAATTGCAGTCTCAGAATCGGTAACCCCTTTAGGATTATTTGTTGCTTCAGCAACCTGCATATTGATTTGGTGCTGGTAACCTTCAGCAGCAAATTGAGCAATGCGCTGGGTAAGGATAGAACGCTTCTGCTCATCGGTTAGAAGTGTTGAGTAGTCTATTGCCATTGTTATTTCCTTCTTGTTGGTTGGCTTGGTTTTACTATATCATATTACGATAAAAGAAGTTTTGCTTCGTCTTCAGTAATGCCTAGTTTTGCCAAAAGTGCTTGTTTGGTCGCTGTTTTAGCATCTTCTTCAGTTTTGCGTTTTACCGCATCTGCTTGGCTTACTTGAATTTGAGCAAATTCTTCATCGGTCATTTCGCGGTCTAAAATTGTATTTGTTTCTAAATCGTGTATGCGTATCATTGGATTAGCCATTAATTGACTCCATAAATTTTGTAGTTTCCACCACTCCAAGAAGATGTAAAGTCTGCAGGAGTAAATTGAACGCTTGTTATTGCCGCCGTACCATTATCGCCACCAAACCCAAAACCACCAGATTTAGTTGTTTTGGTATTAGCAGATGAAAAAGTTGAACCAGCCTTAAATGTATTAGTTTTTGCATAATCAAATATTTCTATGCGATAATACCAACCAAGATTTGCTGTAGTTCCATTTCCAAAACTCCATAAAAAAGAATTTTGACCTGCGTAAGTATTTCCACCTGAAGAAAGTTCGGTTACCAAATAACCATAAGGATTGCCATAAATTCCGTTAAATAGAACTGTAAGCCAATTGTTACCAGAATCATACCAATTATCAACCTCAATAACTAAATTTCTATAGTTTTGATTTATTCCTGTAATGCTTGTTTGTGTACCTGACAAAGTACCAGAAGTAAGCAAAGTATATGAGCCACCACCCTGATAACTCAGCGCAGTCCAAGTGCTTGACCCGTTACCAATCTTAAACTTATTGGTATCGGTTTCAACACCCATCTCACCTGAAGCAAGAGTAGGGTTTGTGCTTGTCCAGTTAGCAGCAGTATCTCTGCGATGTTGAATAGTTGTTTGAACTGTCACGCGCTTCCTCCATCAATAATTGTTGCCTTTAATGTTCCAGTAAAGGTTGCGTTACCTGAACTGTCAATGGTAGCCCTAGTTGTTCCACCTGTAGCAATTGTAACTTGAGAGCCACCAATGTTAAGTGGCTGATAAGAGGTAACGCCGTTAGTAGCATCTACACTTTGAATAAAAGCACTAACACTACTTGTTCCAAAACGCATACCATAACTTGCGCCTGTTAAATAAATAATTCTATCATCATCAGATGATGAAGCAACTCTTAATACATTGCTTGCGCCTGATGTGTATATTTGACCTGATGCACTTACACTTGCCAGCGCCGTACCAGCACTATTCTGCCACTCTTGAAGGTTGGCGGTTTGACCCGCGATACCTACAATCGTCATTCCGATTCTTGCAGAATATCCATTTACAACATAAATAGAAGCAGCGTTACTGTTGCCAGTTCCTACAGACAAAGTGCCAAGAAGTTGAGCGCTTGTTTGCACATCAAGAAATCCATCTGCTGCAATGCGGGCGCGATAAGACCCGCTTGAATTCTGCCACTCTTGAAGGTTGGCAGTTTGTGAGGCTGCGCCTTTGACTACTATTCCCTTATCAGTTGCAGAATTTGGCTGAACCGCTAAATAAGCAGAACTTGTATATGCTGCAGCAGCACCAACTCCTACTGCGTAAATAACTCTTAAATTTCCACCTACGGTTGTGCCGTTAGTAGTCAAATTGCCTGATGCATCAATTTTAGCAAAAGCAGTACCACTTGAATCCTGCCACTCTTGTAAGTTGGCAGTCTGAGAGGCTGTTGCCTGAACTACTAACCCTTTGTTACTTGCACCAGCCGTATTGATTGTTATTGCACTAGTATCACCATTAGCACCTAAATACATTACAGCGCTTGAACCATAATTAGCAAAAATTACATTTGTTTGTAATTCACCAAAGGCATCTACCCGAGCCAAAATATTGCCGCTACTGTTGCGCCATTGTTGTAAATCGGCTGATTGGGATGTCAATCCAACAACAGTTAATCCAACGCTTGATGAGTTGGTTGGGTAAACTACTGGAGATGTTGTAAAACCACCTTGTAACCCTTGAACGCCTTGCGTACCTTGTAAACCTATTAGACCTTGAGTACCTGTAAGTCCTTGTGTGCCAACAAATCCTTGAGTACCCGTAGTTCCCTGAGTACCGATAATTCCTTGAGAACCTGTTAGACCTTGTGTACCCGTAGTTCCTTGAGCGCCGTTAGTTCCGTTAGAACCAGCAGTACCTTGTGCGCCTGTTGAGCCAGTAGTTCCTTGAGAGCCATTTGTGCCAGTTGTTCCCTGGATACCTGTTTGACCTGTCGCACCTTGAACACCTTGCGTACCAGTTAAGCCTTGAAGTCCTGTTAAACCTGTCGTTCCCTGAGAACCTGTAGCGCCTGTGAAACCTTGTAATCCAAGAGTTCCCTGCGTTCCTTGAATACCCGTAGAACCTGTGGTTCCTTGCGCGCCTGTCGTTCCCTGCGCTCCTGTAGAACCTGTTGTTCCGATTGCGCCCTGAGTTCCAACTGCACCTTGAATTCCTGTAGTGCCTTGGATTCCTTGTGCGCCTGTAGCTCCTGTTGAGCCTTGTGTTCCTTGTGGACCAATACCACCAGTTTGAGCAAAAGTAATTGGGTCTGTACCAATAATAATCCAACCGTTAGATTGGCTACCTACTGAGTTTTCAATCCAGTTAGTACCTGATTGCGTTGTACCAGCAATTACATAAAGATAATCGCCATACTCGACTTCGCCATTAACAGAGTTATTGTAATCAGTTGCGCGAGTAAGAATGTAAGGGCGAGCGCCTGGTCCTGTTTTACCTGTATCGGTAACTACATAGATACCGTTTTGAATTGCGTTAGTTTGATTCTTAACAAGTACGCGATCATTAACTGCGCCAGTTACTCCATCAACTGCAAATGCAGCGTTAGCGGTAGATGTAAGAGTTGCACCTACGCCATAACCACCATCAGCACCTAAAGTACCTGCTGTATAAGTAGCAGCAAGATTGGCAGTTGTAGCCATACGAGCAGAAGCGTGTGCGTTGTTAGATGCTAATGGACCAACTAATCCTTGGTTTCCTTGAAGTCCTTGAATACCAGTTAAACCTTGTATTCCAGTATTTCCTTGAATACCTTGAGCGCCTGTACCCGTAGTTCCTTGGATACCAAGATTACCTTGAGTACCCGTATTACCTTGAACGCCCTGAACACCTTGGGTTCCTTGCAAACCAGTATTACCTGTGACACCTGTAGCGCCTTGAGTTCCTGTCGCGCCTTGTAAACCTGTTGCACCTTGTATGCCCTGAGAACCTGTGTTACCAGTATTACCCGTAAAGCCTTGAGTACCAGTTGCTCCTTGAGTTCCTGTTGTACCTTGAGTTCCAACGCCAGTTGTACCCTGCACACCTTGGCGGCCTTGAACGCCTTGAGTTCCTTGTGTTCCTAAAGTTCCCTGCGCGCCCGTTGTGCCTTGTAGTCCGAGCAAGCCTTGTGTACCTGTTGCGCCTTGAATTCCAGTAACGCCTTGTGAGCCAGTTGTACCTTGAAAGCCAAGCAATCCCTGTACGCCCTGTGCGCCTTGAGAGCCTGTATTGCCTTGGGTTCCCTGAACGCCTTGTACGCCCTGTGTTCCCTGTACGCCTTGATTACCTTGGATTCCCTGAGTTCCTTGAATACCTTGAGTACCCTGAGTTCCTTGGATTCCTTGAGAACCTTGATTGCCTTGAATTCCCTGAGTGCCTTGAACACCAACAGAGCCTTGAATACCAACTGAACCTTGGATACCTGTGAGTCCTTGGACACCACGAAGCCCTGCTTGAGCAATAGTTATGACCGGTGTGGTCGCTTGAATGTTTATGATGTCGCTCAACGCGATACCTCAGCGTTCACTTGAACATACCCTGCGCCTAAAACGATATTGCCACTAGAGCTTTGTAGTACGCAATCCCACTCGTACTTACCAGGAGCTACATTGACGATAGTTGCAACTTGAACCTGTGGTTGTGCGTTTGCTTGAAAGGTAATACCGCTACCTGTTGTCAGCGCAAGAACAGTTGTCTTGGCGAGCGCAGATGTGCGGAACTGTAGGAGTGGTGTATAGCCTGTGACATTCACGGTTGAGCCATCAGGATTGGTGTAACTAAATCCAATGTTCCATGCTTGGTTTTGGCGTAAGACTAGGTTGAGTGGGTCAGGAGTTTGGCTTAGGGATTGAGCCGTCATGTATTTCTCCTAAAGGATTGAGCCGCATTTCATACAAACGCCAGCAGATTTGAGGTTGGGAAAAGAACAAGCAGGACAAAGTTTGCCCAAGCTTGATAGAGATGTGAGTGTTGCGCTGCCTTCGCTTAACTCAGTCATTGCCCACACCATTGCATCCATGCGGTCAGGTGAGTCTTTAGAAACACCCGGCTCCCATTCACACATTTGCTCTTCTAATTCAGAGAAGTAGCCAACATGGTGAACGCGACCTTGTTCATAGAGCGATGCGATTGGTTCGGCGCGTACTGCTTTACCTCTTGTGGCTGTCACCTTCTTAACAGGCACATTAGGATTTACTTGCTGTAATAGATGAACTACTAGATCGCCGCCGTTGTTCGTTTCTGCGATGATGCGGTCTGCCTTATGTAGTTCAAACTCATCGAGTGCCACTCTTGCCCAAGCATCAGGGCTTGCCTTGAGGGTCTTGTCGGAAAGAATGTAATAGTGTCCGTTAGCGGCATAGCCAGCAGTAACGATACCTGTGAAGTCTGAATCCTCACCTGAAGTAACGGCAGGGTCTATGCCTACAACGATACGAACAAGTGCCGGTAGTTCTTCGGGCTTAATGCGAGCTGACTCTATCTGTGCGCGATTCCATAGCGCCCCAGGGTTATCGTCTAGGACTTCCCCGAATAACTCCTGCCTTCCCAACCGCGTATTAGCGTAGCGGTTCTGCATCTCAAGCAAAGCAGATTCCGAAAGGTTTTCAGAGTTTTCAAATGTCGAACCGCGTGTGATGTGCGTTGTATCGCGGCTAATTAAATCTTTGATCAGTTTAGTAGGGCGAGGCGTAGTCGTAACTACTACTTGAGGATTTGTGCCTAAGCGCAGTCCGAATTGAAGCTGATTCCAACTATCTTCATATTGCCAAGCGGCTAACTCATCACACCAAGCGCCATGATGTTGCGGGCCACGAAGTCTGTCAGGTTCCTCAGCCGAGAATCCTTTAATGCGTGAGCCGTTAGGAAATGTATAAGAGTAGTTTGTGCGATTGTAGGCTTTATCGTCATAAATGCCGTACCGCTTGATAACGCTGATGAGTCCTGATTCGCCTTCAAAGCAGGTATCGCGTATATCAGCCGATGTCCGAGCTATTACCGCCCAACGGGTTTTCTTCTGACTTAGGGCTTGGAATACTATCCACTCCGCTCCCGTTCGAGTCTTGCCCCATCCCCGACCCGACAGAATCAGCCAAGTCTGAAATGATGTCGGCGGAAGTTGAGTCGGCCTCGCTATGCTCTCCCAAACTAATCTGCTCGCTGTTTGTATATCCGATGGCAGCAGTTCGGGCTTCGGCAATGAGATAGGCAAACTGTCTAACTCGTTCATCTAAATCGCCTCCATCAATAACCACTACATCGTTCTGCACCTTGATAGGTGTATCTAATCCGAGCAGTCTAGCGCGCCGTTCCATGAGGCGCACGATTGTATTGATTGAAGCGTTATCGCCTTTCATGGCTTTGGGCCATAGTGCAAGTTGTAAACGGTCTATGCGGTCTAATTCTGCTTCTCGTAACTCATCAGCCGGTTGTTGCTGAGTACGCTTGAGCGCCCTCTTATATGCGGCGTAAGCGCCTGTATGGTCTGAGTAACCCACTTCTTCGGCTATGCGTTGCCAAGTCAATCCTGCCCTGCGTAATTCTAAGACCTTGTTCTCTTTATCAAAGAGTTCCGGGCTAGGAACTGCGGCATTGTGATTTGGCATGGATAGATTACTTACTATTCACAAGTTCTGCTTTTTGCCCTGTAAGGTTTTCCAAGCGTTTAATAATTGCATCAACAAATTTAGGGTCAAACTCAATTCCTATAGCTTTTCTGTTTAACTGAAAGCAAGCAACAAGAGTTGAGCCTGAGCCGGCAAAAGGGTCTAATACAACATCTTTTTCATCACTCAAATACTCAACTATTTCCCTCATTACAGCCACAGGTTTTTGAGTTGGGTGTAATCTTTCTTTATCAACATTTTCAGCCTTGCGGGTAAATCCAGCCCACAAATTTCTAATAATGTTGGATTTTCTTTTGCCTGAAATCCAAATCATTTCATAAGGCATCCCATAAGCATCTTGGATTTCTCCTGATGCCGTTGTTCTTTTATCCCAAACCCACCAAGTTCCATCAGGGGGTAAAAATTCATAATAATAATTAGCTCCAAAAAGGGCTGAGGTTGCTGCATGGTCAATAAATCTATTTGGATTAAATTTACTCTTATCCCATTCAGGTTTTTCTAATTTTTGATGCTTTGACTCAATAACCCTAGTCCCCCCTAAAGAATCACCTACCTTACCTCCATACCAAGAAAAATCTACATTCATCCCATAAGGCGGGTCAGAGATGATAAGAGTGCAATCAGGTAAAGCAAAAGTAAAAGAATCTTGGCAATAGATTTCTATATTGCCTATTTTCCAATGATCGCCTAACTTACTTACAGGCTCAACAGGTGGCTCAGGAATCTCATCTTCATCCACAGGCTCAATATCAGCCAACGCGGGTACTTCAAATCCTAGTTCGGTAATGTCCCAATCAGCATCTTGCAATTCAAGGAGTTGCTTGGCAAGTTCTGATTCATCCCACTCAGCTAATTCAGCCGTTCTATTATCGGCGAGCGCATAAGCCTTGGCGGTGTCGTTATCCCAATCATCAGGGACTTCAGCTACTTCAATCTCTGTCCAACCAAGAGAACGCGCAGCCTCTAGAGTTCCGTTGCCCGCTAAGACAACGCCACGGTGAACCACTAAAGGCTTGCGCTGACCGAACTTTAGCAGACTTGCTGCAATAGCATCCAGGTTGCGCTGAGAGTGTTTGCGGGCGTTTTTAGGGTCTAAAGATAGTTTTGCTATCGAAATCTTCACGGTTGCCTCCCGTTGAAATGTTTATGCGTTCATCTAGGAGGTCATCTATTGCCTCTTGGATGGTTTGCCTTTTGCGCCAATTCATGCGGTTGCCATATTCGTCTATCTTCAGACGATCATTGAGGTAACCTATTGCTTCGTCAATTTCGGCGATGGTTATATCGCCCGAAACTATGACCATGAGGCGGCTCTTTCTAGTAAGGGAGCCTTCTCAAGCACAGAAATTCCAATGTAAGACACAGTTTCTCATATTTTTAGAAAATGTCAAATCCGATGGCGGGAGTCATGTGCCTTTTGTAAGGCATCTAGGTCGTAGTGCTTCTTGCCGTTGTATCTCATAGATTTTATCTTATCATCTTTGACCCACCTGTAAATTGTGGCTTTGGAAACTTGATAGATTTTGGCGGCTGAATCTAGATCAATGACATTTTTCAATCGTGTACCCACCATCTCTTAAAGCCTTGAGAACAACCATAGCCACTTGGGTTGGGGCATCAGGTAGCTCATACTCGTATTGCATCCATAATGTTGCGCCCAATAATTTAAGCACATCAAAATAATTGTTGTTCAGATTGTTTTCTTGCGTATTCAATTCGAGCCTCCGCAATTTTTATGTATTCCTCTGATTGTTCAATGCCGATAAAATCAAAACCTTCAATTACTGCTGCCTTACCGGTTGAGCCACTTCCCATGAATGGGTCAAGCACTATGCCGTTGGGTGGAGTAATAAGTTTGCAAAGATAGCGCATAAGATCGGTTGGCTTGACGGTTGGGTGATGATTGGCAGAAGGTTCGGTGGTAAATCTTTCTAAACCTTTTGATGGTTCGCCTGTTCCATTTTTTGTAGCCATAAACACTTTTCTTATTGGCGTAAATCCTTCTAGCCCTTCATTCCTGTCGCGCTTACTAGCTTTGGCGCAATAAAAGAATCGAGCTGCTGAACCTGAATCGCCCATTGCTCGAAACCCGCCCTCGGTTTCTTGACCACTAGCGAAAGCCGTATTTACTGATTGCCCACGCTTTGCGGGATACGCGCCGCCTTTTGAGTCAGGGAACAACTCCAACACTTCCCAACTGCCATCATGAATGACATTGGCAGGAAAGCGACCTAACTCTTTGAGTTTGGCAAGAGCCTCTTGTTGTTCGGGTGACTGACCCACGCGAGCATCAAATTCTTCATCTGTTTCATCATTGCGCCTTGTGTTGAGTTTTCCAATCGGGCGCGATTTGAGATTGTCAAAATTCTCACCATCTGCAACAACCCTTGTCGCATCAATGTTCAACCCGCCTGTGCCATAAGTCAGCACATTGTCAGCAACAGTTCCGACTAAAGGCTTGCGAGCAAGCACCATTGGTTCGTGAGCAGGTTTGAGAGCAGTCCCCCATCCATCCCATTGTTGAGCTTCATTTGTATTTGGCAAAGTTGGCAATGCGTGAACGGTTGCAGAATAACGACCTGTTTCATTATGTCCACTACAAGGATTAGGAAAATAGGAACAATGAGTTGAACCTTGATTTCCAATTTTTCGCTCTGCTCCTGCTGCCTTATCTATTGCCTTGGAAATGTTGTGCGACTTAGGAAATCCTGAACCATAAATCCACATAATCTGATCGCGTATTTCAAACCCCGCATCTTCAATCGCAACTGCCATTCGGTGATAAGTGCGAGAGCCTGAGAAGGCAATGAGATGTCCACCTGGCTTGAGTACGCGTAAGGCTTCTTGCCAAACCTCAACATTGAACGCGATACCTGATGAGTCCCATGATTTGCCCATGAAGCCAAGCTCGTAAGGCGGGTCGGTGACAACAGAATCCACCGAGTTATCGGGCATTTCTTTCATTGCCGCAATGCAGTCAGAGTTAATGAGTTTCAAGCATTTTTCCTAACAATCGCCATTTCTTACTATCCCAAATGGTGTCACACGCCCTGCACTTGATCTCAAAGGTTCTATCTAGTTGTTGCGGGTTAATGCGTAGAGTAGCTCCGCAAGGCTTTTCATCTTGTCCGATAGTAGGGCATCTGCCAATAGTAATCTCATCTGATTTATGACCTAGAACTAATTGTATTTTGTGCGCCGTTGTGATGACTGTTGTGGCAAGTTTATCTGCATCAGGGTAATCGGTACGCGCCCACTCAGAACGCTTTAAGATGTATTCAACCGTCATGGTAATTTTGTTTAACTCTTCACCGCGAAATGTAATGCGGGTTTCTTGGCGTATAGAGCGCATTTTAGTTTCATGTTCCATAAGTGGCTGACTAATCCCTCCGGTGCGTAGGTGTAGCGTTTCTAACTTTACAGGGATAGGCGATGACTCACCGCTTCCCGACACGCGTTCACCGTAACCTTTAGTGGGTAAAAGTTCAGACTCAAGTTCTGTATAGCAAGCAGGAAACTTCTCTAGTTGCGACATGGCGTATTGCCAGCAGTTATCGCAAATTGAGTAATCCTGAAACTTTTTACAGTTGGCACATTTCATTTATTGCGTTTAGCCTTAAATGCCTCTACTTGTTCGCGGTTATAA